TATGAAAAAATCAGTAGTTAAAACTATATTAGAAACTAATACATTAAAAAATAAACCAAATTTTATAGATAATTTTATAAAATCTAAAATGCAATTGAAAGGAAAAAATGTCATCAAAAAAATCGGCGTTCCAAAAAAATAAATATAGTGTTTTAAAAGGAGTTATATCTAGAGAAATTGCAGATTTTGCTTTTGCTTATTTTTTAAAGAAAAGAAAAGTTGCTAGATTTTTATTTGATCAAAGGTATATATCTCCTTTTACAGAATACTGGGGAATTTGGCATGATGAACAAGTTCCTAATACTTATTCACATTATAGTGATTTAGTAATGGAAACTTTATTACAAAAAGTAAAACCCGTCATGGAAAAACACACTGGTTTAAAGCTATCCGAGACATATTCTTATGCAAGGATATATAAAAAAGGAGATATTTTAGCTAGACACAAGGATAGATATTCTTGTGAGATATCTACTACATTAAATCTAGGTGGGGACCCATGGCCCATCTATCTTGATCCCACAGGGAAAGAAGGTCAAGCAGGTATTAAAGTAAACCTTAAACCAGGTGATATGCTTATATATTCTGGATGTGATTTAGAACATTGGCGAGAAGAGTTCACTGGTAAAGACTGTGCACAAGTATTTTTACATTATAACAAAGATAACTCTAAAGCAGCCAAGGAAAATCAATTTGACAAAAGACCATTTTTAGGGTTGCCAGCCTGGTATAAAGGCTTTAAATTACCTAAATAATATAGTAGAATAATATTCTGGCGGGAGATTCCACCACACCATCTCCTGCCTGAATATTATAGGGTTTTTATGTTACAAAAATTAAAGTTTCAACCAGGATTCAATAAACAAGTCACAGCAACTGGTGGCGAAGGCCAATGGGTTAGTGGTGATTATGTTCGTTTTAGATATGGCTCACCTGAAAAAGTAGGTGGTTGGGCTCAATTAGGGGACAACACTCTTACAGGGAGAAACACTGCTATACACCATTTTGTTAATGCAAGTGGTATTAAGTACGCTGCATTAGGCACAAACAGATTTTTATATGTATATTCAGGAGGAGCATTTTATGACATTACTCCTATTAAAGCTACAACGACTTTAACCAATGCTTTTACTACAACACAAAGTGATGCAACTGTCACTATAACTTTTGCATCTGATCATAATATTAAACAATATGATATTATTCGTTTAGATAATTTTACTGAAATAACTGATTCTGATTTTAGTTCTGGTGATTTTGATGATACTAATTTTATGGTAACATCAGTTCCAACTTCAACAACATTGACAATTGAAATGGAATCAGCTGAATCTGGTTCAGGAGCAAGTACTTCTGGTGGAATAAGAGTTCAGCATTTTTATTCAATTGGCCCTGCAGTTGAGGCATCAGCTGCTGGTTGGGGACTAGGACTTTGGGGTGGTACTGTAGCTGGAGAAGTTTTTAATACTTTAGATGGAGCATTAACAGATGCTTCAACAAGTATTGTAATAGATGATTCATCAGGATTTCCTGCTTCAGGAACGGTTTTAATAAACAATGAAAGAATTGCTTATACAACAAACACTACTGGTACAGGAACTTTATCAGGTTTAACTAGAGGATCAGATAACACAACAGCAGCAGCGCACTCTGATGGAGCAACAGTAACAGATGCTTCCGAATATACTAAATGGGGTGCATCACAAACAGGTGATATTGTTACAGCTCCTGGACTTTGGTCCTTGGACAATTATGGAAATAAACTTATTGCAACTATCGTGGATGGTGCAACTTTTGAATGGGATTCAAATGCAACTGGTGCTACAGCTACTAGAGCAACTATCGTTGCCAATGCACCAACAGCAGCAGTTCAAACTTTAGTATCTACACCTGATAGACACTTAGTTTGTTTTGGCACAGAAACAACTATTGGTACAACATCAACTCAAGATGATATGTACATTAGATGGTCAGATCAAGAAAGCATTGATGCAAGTACTTCCTGGGCGCCTTCAGCAACCAATACCGCTGGTACACAGAGACTGGCTGATGGAACACGGATCGTTGGAGCGATAAGAGGTCGGGACGCAATTTACATTTGGACTGATACATCTTTATTTATTATGAGATTCGTTGGTGCTCCTTTCACATTTTCATTCCAACAAGTTGGAACTAACTGTGGTTTAATTGGAAAACACGCAGCTGTTGAGGTTGATGGTGCTGCTTACTGGATGTCAGAGAATGGTTTCTTTAGATATACTGGTAAACTAGAATCTTTAGCATGTTTAGTTGAGGACTATGTTTACGATGATATTAATACAGTTCCTAAAAACCATATTTATGCAGGATTAAATAACTTGTTTGGTGAAGTTACTTGGTTTTATCCTGGTAGTGGTGCTGCATCTAATAATAGATCAGTAACATATAACTTTATGGATTCAACACCTGAGCGACCAGTATGGACTACAAGTTCATTGGCTCGATCTACTTGGGCGGATTCAGCTGTATTTGGAAAACCACATGCAACAGAATATGATTCAAGTGCTACAAGTGATACAACAGTTGGTAATACTGATGGTGTTACAATTTACTATGAACATGAAACAGGACAAGATCAAATTAAAGGTGGAACAAGAAGTGCTATTACATCAAATATTCAATCTGGAGATTTTGATATATCTCTAGGTCAAGGTGGTGGAGCAGACTTAAGAGGCGATGGTGAATACATGATGAAAATTAGAAGAGTACTTCCAGACTTTTTAACTCAAACTGGTAATGCAAGAGTGACATTAAATTTAAAAAATTATCCAACAGATTCAGAATCAAGTTCTTCATTAGGGCCCTTTACATCTACAACAACAACGACTAAGATAGACACACGTGCAAGAGCACGAGCGATAGCTTTAAAAGTAGATAACACAGGACAAAAACAACACTGGAAATTAGGTACGTTTAGACTAGATATACAGGCGGATGGGAGAAGATAATGGCTTACAAACCAGATGATCCATATAACACAGGAATAGGAACACCAGATTTAGGTTTAGGTAATATAGATCAAGGGCAGAATATGCAGACTGCAGGGATTTTACCAACTTGGTTAGGGGGTGCTACAAAGGAAGAAGAAGCATTAAAAGAAATACAAGATTTAAGAAAAGATCAAGCTCCTTACAAAGGACTAATTGATGCTGATATTCTACAAGATTATCCTAAAAAACAACAAGAGTGGCAAGAGATAGAAAATAAAATTCAAGAATTAAAAAAACAATACCCAGAGGATGTTAATATTCAAAGCGCATATTTAGATGATGAATCTGATTTTTATAGTGAATATGGATATCCTCTGACTGCATTAGATCCTTTTTCTGCTGTTAAAGGTTTAACGGCTATTGGCACAAAACTGATTCCTAAAGAATACTTGTGGCTATTAAAAAAAGATGCACAAGCAAGCACAATAAATAAAGGCTTAAACCTTCTTAAAAAGAAAAAGAAAAAGAAAATACCTACAACTACAGGTGGAGGTCAAAAAATTATTACAAAGAAAAAGAAGACTTCTGCACCTCCAGGAGAAAAAGGTGGACCAGGATATATTCCACCTAAACATAAACCTTCTCATCAAACAGGTGGAAGTGGAGGTGTACATAGTGGCATGAAGACTACTAAAACTTCAGCCCCGCAAAGAGATTATAGTAAGCATAGTGCATATGGTTTAAAACAAGGTGGACTTGTAAACTTTTTTAAATACGGAGGATTCCTTGGCTAGAATTGTACAATCATTAACGCAACCTACTGATAAATACGATCAACAAATACAACAGTCATTTGTTAGAGATGTTGATAGTATTGTGCAAAAATTAAACACTTCCTTTCAACAAGATTTAAAAGAAGAGGCGGAAGCAGAAGCTTTCTTTTTTGGATAATGGCTAATACATTTGTAAATAAAAAAGCAGATTTAACTAGCACGAGTGCTACGACTTTGTACACTGTACCTAGTGCAACAACAGCTGTTATAAAATCAATACTAGTATCTGAAGACTCTGGTAATGCTGATACTATAACAGTGACTATAACTGATACAGATGATGCTGTATTTAGCTTATTTAAGACTAAATCTATATCAGCTAATGCAACAACCGAATTATTATCTGCACCTTTAGTGGTTGCAGAGAGTGAGATTATAAAAGTAACCGCAGCAACAGCTAATAGACTACATGTCGTGCTGTCTGCGCTCGAAATTAAACCTAGAGAAGTTACATCATAGGCTTGATTTACTTGTGAAAAACAAGTATTATTATAAACCCAGGTGAAATTCCTGCCTTTAACAAATTAACACAAAACTATGGCTATAGATTACACAGGAATAACATCAATTGACACAGGTGCACCAGATATTAAATATACAGGTGACGAAGGGCCTAGATCTCCAGAAGAAAATAGAGAAGTAGCTTTAGCTATCTTAGGTGATGAAGCTGGAGAGGTTGCAAGTCAATTATGGAATGGAATGTCTCCTCCAGAAAAAAGTGAATGGAGAAGCATTGAAGGTTTCATACAAAGTGAAGATTTCAAAATCATATTAATGCAATTAAAATCTAACCAACAAGAAGATAGAGGAGGCATACAAATGGCTTCTGCTGCTGATCCAATGTTGCAAGAACAATATGAACAATACGTTTTTGAAATGCAAGAACAGGGATTAGAACCAATGTCCTTGGAACAATTTAGACAAGAAGCTGTAGCTGGTATGGCTACTGGTGGGAGAGTTGGATATGCTAGTGGACAATTAGTTAAACCTGGACCAGGAAGACCTGGATATAATGGAGATGATATATATTCAGCACCTTCAAAAAGTAAAAGTTATGATAGAGGCTATGTGGGTGGTCCACAAGACTGGGGCCAACAAGAAAAAGCAGAAAAAGTTTCAACAGGGCAAGCGTCATGGAGTCCGGGGGAAGCAAAATCTAATCCTTACAGCGCACAGAATTTAGGTGTAAGTCAGAAAGATCATAAACAAGAATTACAAAAACTTTCTGCTGCAAGTCCATCTCATGGTGGAATGGATACAAATTGGAGTCAAACAGACACTTATAAAGAAAATTTTAATGTTCCAGGTGATGATGATCCTGAAGTAATAGAAAAAATAAAGAAAAAACAAATAGAAGATACGGAAGCAGCAAGGGTACAAAGATACTATGACACTAAGGCTTCTAAAAAAGTAAAAGCAAGACTACTAAAATTACTTAAAACACAATTTAAAGATCATCCAGATTATGAAGATGAAGATTGGGATAAATTATCATGGGACCAAATTCTTGATTTCAGAGCAGACTTAGATCCTACGGATGAAAAATGGGATGAAAGATATTCTAAATATGGAACTGCTCCAGGCGCATGGACAGGTACAGGGCCTTGGTTTAGTAAATTTATGGCTGCACCTAATCTTACACAAAGCGAATTTGACTTACTTATTAATAAAGCAATGGGGAAAGTTCCTACTAAAGATGAAACTGGACAATATATAAAACCTGTTTATGATCCAAAAACAAAAACATATACATCAGGTTTTGAAACATGGAAAGCAACTGATCCTAAAGAAGCAGATTGGTTAGAGAAAATGAAGTTTGACAATCCTATGCAATATGCAAACTACACAGGAACGAATTATAATCCTACAACAGGAGAATTTACTAAAAAAAAAGAGGAGGGTTATGGTGGCGTACCAGATGCCGTGCCTTATGGTAATATACCTGAATGGCAACAACAAGGTTTCAATAGTTATGCAGATTGGTTAGCGGCCCAAGGAACAGGGATAACAGGAACAACAGGAACAAGTTCAATTGCTACTGGTCCAATTACAGGACAACTTGGTGGTATAGATCAAGGACATTTAGATATTTTAAAAAATATATATGGTGGCACACTTCCAGCTCAGTTCGCGGCTGATGGTGGAAGAATAGGATACGCTGGTGGTGGAATAGCAGATTTAAGACAAGGATATTTTTTAGGAAAAATTGTTAAAGCAGTTACAAAACCTTTTAAAAGTGCATCTAAGTCACTTAAGAAACTTACAAAAAGTCCAATTGGTAAAATAGCTTTGATGTATGGTTTAGGTTCTATTCCTTTTGGGACAAGTAATGCTAGTTTACTTTCTAGAATGGGAAGTATGTTTGGAGGCGCTAAAATATCACCAGGAACATTAGGGGGAAAAACACCAGGTCTTGGAGGATGGTTATCTAGAGTTATGGGTTCAATTAAAACTGATCCTTTCCCGTGGATAGCAGGTGCTTCAGCACTTGGTGGTTTGTACACGGCTATGGGTGATGATGATGAAGATGAATTATATAAAAAATGGTTAGCTGAGAAGCAGGCAGCTGATGAGTGGTGGATTCCAAGATTTGATGAAAGTAATTTTAGACGTATCGCTTCAGCTCAAGGCGGAAGAATTGGGTATGCTGGTGGTGGAAATGATGATGAAGAAGATCATAGAAAAGCTGCATTAGCAGAACTATATAAACCAGGAATGCAAGAAGGTGGATTAATGGATCTTGGTGGTATGGAAAAAGATTATAGAAATGAAGGTGGATTTGTACCAATAGGTGGACAAGAACGAGCAGATGATGTACCAGCTAGATTAAGTAGAAACGAATTTGTATTTACAGCTGATGCTGTAAGAGCTGCTGGAGGTGGAGACATCGATAGAGGAGCAGAAGTAATGGAAAATGTTATGGAAAATTTAGAAAA